GATGTAATAACGCAATATTTCTAGAAATTGTGTTAGAAATAAGTTCGTCTGACATGTTCTTGAGTGTGTATTTTGTTACACATTTATTAGTTAGAGCAGAAGCGAACTCAAAATAATTACCTGCAACTTTAATGTGAGAAATAACATGTTTCTTAATTAGTTCTTCATAACGCTCTAAAGGAGTAGTAGACCAATCACAAATGTAAATGACATCATTTGCTTTACAAAGTGCAGTCATATAGATGTTAAGACCTTCAATAATCGAAGTCTTATACGCATATCTAACGTGTGTGCCTGTAATCTTAGGCTGCCACACTCCATAATATGTAGCCTTTATATTCTCGCGAATTAAAGGTTCAGAACGAACAAGTTCAATTAAAGAGGTGTATTCACGCATTACAATTCATCTACAAGTTTAATTTTTTCTTTGATTTGTGCATCAGCATTAGCTTGTCTAATTAACGCAATATGTTCATCAATAATGTTGATAGCATCGTCAGTGCTGATTTCGCTAAGTTTGACCTTTGCTAATTTCTTATGCACAATCATATAGTAGCCAAACTTATCGTTTGCAGTTTTACCGATGCTAGAATAACGACTACCATCAGATTTAAGATTAAAAACATAAGAAACAAAGTTCTTTTGCTTCATGATATCACGATAATCTAACAACCAGTAATCTTTTGAATTTTTATTTACTTTTCTAAGCATTTGCAAAAGAAATTCAACTTTGCCAATTTTAACTTGTACAGCGCGTAAAAGCAGTGAATATGTTAAGACACTGTTAGCTCTGTCTGCAAAGCGAGCAGACGCTGAATGAAGAGAATGTGTTAAGCCACTGTTAGAGCTGTTTGCCAAGTAAGCAGCTACTGTATGAAGTTTATCATTTTTATCAATCATATTGTAAGTATAATAAATGATGATTTAAATGTTTACAAATTATCAACTAATTTAATTAACGACATCTGCTCACGTTTAAGTTTTAACTTGTTAAAATAAGCAATGTTTCTGTCAATAATATCATGCAATTGTTCTTGTGTCAAGTCTGCTATATTATAATGTTTAATGCAAAGCTTATTTAAACCAATGATGTCACTGACACCGTTAAATGAAATAGTGCCAGTTTGAATATATCTACTAAAGACTGCTTCCCATACTTCATCTGGTGTTTCAGTAAAATCACAAATAAATTCGTATGTAGAGTTTAGCAACCAAAAAAATGCGTGTTGATCTTCACCAAATGGGTCAACTTTGTAAAGATACTTTGTTTTCTCGTTAATGACCATGTTAGAATACGCACTCGCCGGATGGACGATGAGCGCTTTATCAATGACATAAGGGTCATTTATAATTTCGTCTAAAATCATAACTTACCCATATATTCTATTAGCTCTAGCATAGGTGTACAATGCAGCAAGATATTGCATATTTTGATGAACATTAGACAAATTATTGCGAATTACATCATGCAAAGATTTGTCAACGCTAGCATGAAACCCATGATCGACATAGCAATCTAAAAACAAAGTCTTAATATCTCTAGAAACTTCAGTAAGTGTTTTGAAGTAAATTCCATTTTCACGAAATAACGACAAATGATTGTCGAAGATTTCTTTAGATACACTTTCATTGAGCATATTCAAGCAATCTTGCTGAGTTGGAATAGACGTAATATTGCCATGTAAGCTTGTAATAAGATTGATAGAAGACATACTCAAACTCCTTTTTATTGGTTTATATTACAAATATAAAAATTTTTACCAAAAGTGTATACAATTTTTTGTAAAATTTAATTAAACATTTCTTCGCCTAACTCATCAGAGTCTTCTGAATTGTTAATGTAGTTTGCTTCAGTTAGTTCAGCTATGCAATCTAGCATATCAAACAAATCTGTAGAAATATAATTAGCTAACAGTGCATTTATTGCAGAAAATGACGTATTTAGCGATTTGATAAATGTATCGAGTAGTGCGTCTGTTCCTTCAGGATCTGTAGAACATACACATAAGTCTTCATATAAATGTTGAATATGAACTTTAATTGGAGATAGAATTGTCAGAACATTGTTCGCAATAGAATCAAGTGCTTCGTCAAATCGAGTTTTGTGTTTTTTATTCTTTACTAAGTCAACTGAAACATTCACGGATGTAATAGCAGAAACTAAGCCAAAGTCAATATCTTTGAGCTTAGATGTTGTAACATTTAATGAATTTTCGTCAAATCTAACATCAAATTGTATTTTATTGATCGCGATTAAACTGTCGTATAATAAAGTTGTAATTTTACCAGCTATTATATCAAATTCTTTTGCTTTCGTCATAAATTTTTCACCAAATTAAGTTTTGCTTGCAAGTTAATTTCAACTTTGAGCTTTGCGCATAACTGAATATGTTCATCAATGAAATCACGAATTTCTTTTCGACTTATTTCGCATATATTTCTCAAAATAATCTTCTTGTATCATATTAACAGTATAATAAATTTTTTTACAATTGTTCAACTAAAAGAATTAAAGATTGATTGATTATGTCTTGTTTTAGATGATGTATAGATGAAATCATTTTTGAATAATCTGCTTCATCTATAAAACCTGATGTACTACGTAGGTCATACATAAGAACTTTCTTATGATCTATATAAGTTTTCTTGAGTATTCCTACAATAGTATTATCATGTTTCTGTCGTAATTCGTAGTAGAGACTATCATCGGTTACAACATTAACACGATCACGTAGACCATCTATCATTTTCGATGTTTGTTGCCACACATCGTTCATGCTACATCAACATAGAACCCCAAGCATCTTCATCAGATTCGAAGAAACATGTTTGAGTAGGTTCATCTTCTTCTTTTTTCTTGACAAGTTGTAAACTATCGATGTCAACTTGTGGTTGCATTGTACCATAGCATGCCCAATACAATCCTGATACCAAGTCATCATGTCCAGTTGAAGGTCCTTTAAAGACGTTAGGAGAAACTTCTTCAAATCTTGAAAGTTGCTTAATTGTATCTGCATCTTTCAATGACAAAATGTGATTTTCGATAAGTCTCTTCAATTCGATACATGCATCAAGTTTAGAAGTCTTAGTAGCTCTTGTACCAATCTTACCATTGTGGTCTGTATTCAAAATTGAACCACATTCATGAACTAACCACATTAAATCAGCAACAGTCTTACCAATTTCATTATTTTCGATAATGATTGGACAATCGTTGTAATATCTGTTAATGTCTGCTGCAACAGATGCGAAATGTTCAGCATCAATAGTGTTGTTAGCATACGTTGCTACTTGTTCCATTTTATCTGCGCTATAGATTCGCAAAATTTGAATTACTGCATAGTCTTTACCAGTACCTGTAGCAGAGTCAACTCCCATAATGTAAAGTGCATCTTTAACAGGTCTTTCCCAAATTTTCAAATCGAAACCGTATTTGTATTCGAGTGGTTCAACTGGACACATTTTATCAAGTAAGTCAGGCGAAATCAATGTAGAAGTAGAACCAATAAATGAACAGTTACCATTAATAACTCCGTTCACTGTTGCATATTTGTGAGCAGTATCACCTTCACCTTTAACATTCGTTGGTGAATACACAGGTTGTTCAATTTCTGTTACTTCGACTGACTTGATTTTCTTTGGCTTGTCTAATGTGTCAAGTTTATCGCCAATCTTCAAATTTTCAGCTAAAATTTCAACGCCTTTGATGTAGAATTTGTGTCCTCTCGACACTATCATATTTGTGGCATCGTCGAACATTAACTTAACAATGTTCTTGCTAGTTTTCATGATACCTTCAAATGGGTGGAATAAACCATCAGCACCACGAATCTTAATTCCACATTGATTATAAATCATACTTGCCATATAATAACCTCAATAAAATATTTATTAACAAAAAATGCTGCGATATCAAGCGCAGCACCTTGAGCTTTAATTATGAAATTAACCAATACGTGTATTGTTGTAATACAATTCCCAAGTGTTGTAGTTGAATGTAATGCTTGGCGCAATCTTATCACCTGCTTCTGCATTCAATTCAATCTGACCATTATCAATTGGGAAGCAATCGTACAATTTCCATGAATATGGCAATTTAGTTCTTAATGCAGAGTCATAACATGTGATTGTAATCTGAGCAGTGTAAAGTGCGATAAAGTCACCTACAGCACCACCAGCAGCAATACTTCTTGATGCCTGAGCACCTGGCCATGCATGATTATAGATCAAGTTTTGCCATTCGTAGAAAATCTTTGCAATGTTAAAGTCCTGGAATTCATCGAACTTGATTGCTACTTGACCATCAACGTTAGTTCTACCAGGATAATTACGTTTTCCGACCCAAATAGTGAGTAGTAATCACTTCAGTCTTTTTTTGTGGTGCAGAAATGCTACGAGCACGTAACATTAGCATTTCTGCAACAGTATCAATATCTCCAAACAAAGCAGCAAGCGGAGTTCCTGAATTAAATTGGAAGACAGTTTGGAATAGGAAGTTCTTAGCTAAGTCTGGGTAACCTAGAATCGGACTAGTCCATAAATTTCTATTTTGTTCTTCTGTTGCCATAATTAAATGCTCCTAATATCTTTATAGTATTTATACATGAGGATTAAATGCCACAGTCATCGAGCCTGTCAATTCTCCTGCACCAGCTCCGACGTATGGAACTACATTTGTTACTGTTTGTAAAAATTCTTTTACACCTTCATCAATTATTTTCATTGCTGCTTCATGTGTATTTGGTTTTCGACCAAACATTTTTGCCATAAAAACAGGTGCATACGCATTAACTGTAGTACATGTCAATTTTGCAAGATATGGTGTTGCATAGCTAGCTGCTTTACAGTCAACATACCATAATGTTTTTCTAATTGTGTATTCAAATAATTTAAAGAAACCTTTCCAAACATTTGGTTTAGTTGCTAATTCTGATTTAATTTCTTTATCAGTTGGAATGTATGGAACGATTCCTGCGGCAAAACTACCTACCATTCCAGTAACAGAAAC